TCCAGTTGTTAATGTACATGATGAATTTCAATATGAGGTTGAAGAAAGTAAAGCCGAAGAGTTTGGAAGACTAGCAGTACAGTCAATTATAGATGCAGGTAAACAATTAAATGTAAGGTGTCCATTAAATGGAGAATATAAAATTGGAAACAACTGGTCAGAAACACATTAGTAATTTAGCTACTGATATTAAAAAATTAATAGCAGATATATCTAATGGTAAACCTGCTAACATGACAGAAGAAAACATGGATGTATTCTTAAATAATATTAAAGAAGCTATGTTAGCTTGGAATACACCACCAGTTAAGACAGATAAAGAAGGTCAGCTACGAATGTCAGTATTAGGTAAACCACCTAGACAATTATGGTATGACAAACATAGTCCTAAAGAAAGAAAAGATGATGATGCAGGATTAAATTTAAAATTTTTGTATGGTCATATTATTGAACACTTAGTATTATATTTAGCTGAACTTGCAGGTCATAAGATAGAAGACCAACAAAAGAAAGTAGAGATTGATGGTATTACTGGACACATAGATAGTAAGATTGATGGTGAGATATGTGATGTTAAGTCTGCATCACCATTTAGTTTTAAAAAGTTTCAGTCTGGTGAGATAGTAGGTGATGACCCATTTGGTTATCATGCCCAGTTATCAGGATATGAAACAGCTAATGGTACTGACAAGGGAGGTTTTCTTGTTGCTGATAAATCAAGTGGTGATATATGTTTTTATAGACCAGATGACTTAGCTAAACCTGATGTTAAAAGTTTAATAAAAAATTTGAATAATAAACTTGCTAGTGATACACCACCTGAAAGATGTTATGAATTAAAGACAGAAAAGAATGGTAATAAAATTATACCAGTTGGTTGTCAATTTTGTATACATAAGTTTGAATGTTATGCAGATGCAAACAAAGGTAAAGGTTTAAGAGTATTTAAATATTCAAATAAGAATGTGTTCTTAGCTGATGTAGTTAAAGAACCTAATGTAGAAGATATAACAAAAGAATTTACAGATGGAATTAAAACACAAGCACTTGCTAGTTAGAGCAGAAGTCTTAGACCCTCCTAAAGATTTAAAGATGATGAGGAAGTGGACTAAGAATTTAATAAAAGATATTGATATGAAAATACTGGCTGGTCCTTATGCAAAGTATTGTGATGTAAAAGGTAATAGAGGATTAACTTGTGTCACTATAATAGAAACATCTCATATTACTCTACACTCATGGGATGAAAACAATCCTGCATTAGTACAGCTTGATGTTTATAGTTGTAAAGAATTAGATGAAACAGTTGTATTTGATTATGTATATAAGTTTATGCCAGTAAGAATGTCATATAGATATTTTGATAGAGAAAATAATTTTAAATTAATAAAGTTAAAAAAATGAAAGTAAAAGAAAAAGATTACGAAGTTGTATATGAATGTATAGTATCAGAACAAGTACCACCTGATATGATTGCTAAATATTTTGAAGATGAAAACTTTTTAGATTATTGGAGAGAAAGAAATGAATACAAAAGGGATGAGTAAAATAAGAAACAAAGCTAAAGCTATTCTTGTTGAATGGTTAAAGACTTTGTTAAATAAAGAGGAACAAAAGAAAGTTAATATAAAAAATATATTAACATTACTTCCTAATCAAACTCATTATTTTCAAGGTGATACATTTAGACTACAACCTTGGTCATATAAGTGGGTAGTGAAAAAATTAAAACGCAACCCAGAGTTGACAATAGATGATTTAAATGATATGTTGCAACCAAGTGAAAAACAATTAAGAAGACAAAAAATGATAGAACAAGGACCACTATAATGACACATAAAGATATGTTTAAGGGTAGTACATATGACTCATTAAATAAGCAGGTAGATGGGAATCATTATTCTAAAATGAAGATTCAACCTGCTGAATTTATAAATGAAAATAATTTATTGTTTGCAGAAGGTAATGCTATTAAATATATCTGTAGACATAAATCAAAAGGCAAAGAAAAAGATATTGAAAAAGCTATTCACTATCTTGAAATGATACTTGAAAGGGATTACTCATGACTAAAGAATCACAAATAACACAGCTAGAAAAAAGAGCAAGAGGATTTCGCAGAATCATATCCTCATTAAATGATTTACCTATGTATGGTATTAACAGACACATAGATAAAATACTTCATGTTAAGATTGATGATTTAAAAGAACATCTTAAAAAGAAAATTACAAGAAACAATGATAAGTTAAATGAAATGTATACTGAAAGTGTAGATAGTTTAGCTGATGATGATGGACAACAAGGTGAAATACAACCTGTTGTTATAGAAGATATACATAATAAAAAAGTATAATGACAAGTATTGAAGACAGAGATGTAGATGCTACATATGAAAATGAACAAAGTACTGTTACTATTCCATTAAAAGAATATGATAAGTTAAAAGAAAAACAACATTATATTACTGACAAAGACTTAATTGCTTGTATAGATAAGATAGAAGAATTAGTTAGAGCAGTAAGAAAACATATAGTGAGGACAGAAATATGAGTCAAGTATTAGGAATGGATGGTAAACCAAAACAACCTATTGGTCCTAAATATAATATGCGTTTATGTTTAGTAGGTTCTGATGATATAGATATTAAAAATGTACAAACATTTGGTATAGCTGAGGATGGATTCTTTATGGTAAAGAGTCATGATAATACAAAGCTTCCAGTATTTATGACTAATCCTGCAAGAATACAAACTGTTGAAGTGTATAAAGATGGTGATAAACCATTAACAAAAAAGAAAGGAGCAAAGTCAGATGATGACTTTCTTCTTGACTTACTAAAGAAAAAACATGAAACAGAATCGAAAACTCAAAAGTAAAAAAAGAGTTAAAAGAAAAGAAGCAGAGTTAATGGGCTTCAAACTTCTTATTAATAATCAAGGACAATTTGTTACTGAAATAAAAAACTATCCAATGGATAAAGTTACTACACATTTTCATAAAAATAATGCTGGAGTTATAACAGCTATGCTTAGAGAATGTAAAATAAATTTTACAGATTTAACAGATGAACTAGAAAAAATTGCTAGAGATGTATTCTATAGTTAAATTTGTTCACCTTCTTCAGTAGCACAAATAAATTTAATATACATCTTATAAGTATTAACATCATCTATTCCAATACTTTTATTCTTATTATAAGCTTCTAAATAACCAGCACTCATACAATCATAAAATGTATTATAACTATTTATCTTAATAGGTTCAAGACAATTACCTGCTACACTTGAGCAAAGAATCATAAACAAAGCTATTTTCATTATTCTAATATTAATTTTTTAATTGATTTTTGATTTAAATATATCTCTGTCTCTGCCATTGACTTGATACATTGATACTCTACATTATTACCAGTATTACTACGCATTGCTATTCTTTTTCCTTTTAAACATTTAGACATAGACTCTTGTATTCTGTGTTCCTTTATCTCTCCATTGACAATCATTAATAAAGCTATTACCATCTCAGTCATTAGTGTCCTCCATTACCATTTTGTCTTACTTTATCTTTTAACTCTTCAATATCTTTCAATGCTTTTTCTAATTGCTTAGTTAAAAATTCTATGTTGACTTTGTTAGTCATGTTCTGTTCTTGAGTAATTTGTAATTTTTCTACATCTTCAAAGACAGCTTCCAAAAGCATAAACTGCTCTTGGTCGGTAGGTTTTTGTTCAGATTTTTTAAGTAAGTCTGCTTGAAATAATTCTCTTGATGTCTCCAGACTGGTCAATCTCGCAGTCACTTCTGTATATGCAAACACACCCATTGCTACAGCTACTACTATACCTATCATATTTTTAATAGGCATACTTACATTTGTTTTCTCACTTACTTTCATTATATTCCTTGTAGTCTAGGGTCTTTAGTAAACAAATTTGTTTTAGCTTTAGGTCTAGCAACAGAATCTTTACTTCTTTTTCTTAACTGTGCTACAGCAGATTCTTTTAT